GGCCGAACAGATGAAAAAAGACTTTGGAGAGGAAGAGTTCGCCCAAGAGTTTGAACTTTCTTTCACTACGGATTCTAGACTTCTTTTGGGAGCAAAAGAATCTGCATTCATAAAAAAAATAGAAAAAAACTACGTTTTCGAAGATTTAGAAAAGACTAAATTAGATGAAGAGCTTTATGAGAACATGAAATGGGATCCTTCATTCGATCCAAACAAAGATATTAAACCATCTGATCTTTTTGTGATTACGGTTGATACGGGAGAGGGAAAGGAAATCAATGAACTTAAAGATAACGATTACAACGTACTGAACGTGTTTAAAGTAGAACCAAAAAGTTTATCTAAGATAAAGAAATTAAGAAGCGATGAGTGTTCCATCAACAACATGTTTAGATTTAGACAAGTTGGCATGTATAGAGATAATTTAAAGGATGATGATATATGTGCAAAAGTTGCTAAAGCTATAGTCTATGATCAGTTTGGTTCAGAAAACTGCATTGTTTTATTAGAAATGAATTTTAATGGAAAGAATTTTCTTAATATTTTTTCTAATCATAATGAATATTTCGATGATCTTGTACTACACACGTATCACACGAAACCGATACCTGGTATGCCATCTCCTAGAAAAAAAGCTGGATTTAAGACCGGTGTGAATAAAAATGATTACTGTAAGATTGGTAGAAAGCTCATAAAGGAAAGAACTATAATAATAAATGAAGCTTTGACTGCGTTAGAGTTCTCTTCGTTTGGAAAGGATAAATCTGGAAAGTATAAGGGTATTGCAATGCACGATGATACGGTTATATCTACTATAAACTTATCAAGGCTTTACGAAGATACATCCTATTCTGATAGGCTTTTTGATGTATTAGAGCTTTTACCTGATAGCATGGTAAAAAAAATGATCAACAAGATGTTAGATCTTATAGAAGGAAGCACTGATATTGATGACGAATCGTTTAATGCTATGTACAAGGAAGCAACATCAGATATAAAGCCAGAAACTAATTTGACGTCTATTTTTGAGCAGGGATTTCAAAGTTTGAACCGTTACGGAGTAAAAGTTTAAAGATAAAACTGTAAAATAATGACAAATTTTAAATGATATATATAAAAAATGATTAAAAGCATTTTAAATAACTAAAAAATAAGAAATAAAACATGGCAAGAATGACCATTGACTTATCACAATTTAAATCAGCAGGTGTTTACACAATAGAAGTTGATCAATCAGAAAGAATAACTGTAGCAACTCAATCATTAAGACTCGTTCCTGGTTTCGCTGCTAGAGGACCCTATAATTCTCCGGTATTTATTAGATCTACAGCAGATTTATCTAGATTTTTTGGATCAAAAGATACTAAGCTGGAAAGGAAAGGATCATTCTTTCAACGTTCAATTGAAACTTGTTTGCTTGCATCTCCAGTTTTTGCTATCAATCTATTGAAAGTAAACGATGTAGATGTTTCTAGTAATACAGATAAAGTTGGGTTTGTATCATTATCTTTAAATTCTTTCAACTCATCGGCTCAGGATGTTTCTACTAATGATATGTATGTTAACTTTTTTAACAGAGAAAGATTTTGGAAAGCAGATCCTGAATATTTACAAGGTGTTGTAAATAACAGTTTAAGCATACCAGTTGGAAGCTTCGATGCTCCTTTTTTATCTTTAGCTAATGTTGGTACAAGAGATATCTCTTTCATCGTAAAAAAAGCAGGAAATGTAGGTGGATATGCAGTCAATGCAATAGATTGGTATGGTAATACAGCAAACATTCCTTATTCATGGATAAGACCTTATGATCTTATGTCAGATTTTTTCATACAGATAATTGCTGTGGAAGGAAACTGGAATAACTATGATGCTTTATCTAAAGATCCTTATTACACTGCATTTTTTAACACAAATGGTATTATTCCATCTAAAGTTAACGATTTTATAAACTCTCCACAGATAAATTTGGTTGGATCTTGGATAGGTTGCATAATTCCAGATTTCAAAGATAAAACAGGTGCTGAACAGTACATAGAACCTATGATCAATTCATCTACACCTCTTACTGGTGTTCTTATTAACATCAATCAAGACGCATTAGATCAATTGACTTGGGATTCTACTAATTCTCAGTGGGTGGTTGGTGAAGGAACTTCTGCAGCGACTTATTTGGTGGATTTAGTTGGACACAACTTAGCAAACATAGATGCTTCAGCATCAACTTCTGTACAAAAGAAGTTCATGTCATATGATGTTAGTGTCGCAGCAAACGTTTTACACAGTTACTTAGATGTTAATTTCTTAGATACAGTAGGAAAGACTTTCACAGTCGATAATTCTATAGCTTCTAATATAACTATAGGTACTTTAGTAAAATCAGATTCTCTTATAACCCCTGGAGTTACTAGAGTTATAAGTAAAACTTATGAACAAGATAGTTCTTCAAGATACACCATAAAAACAGCAGACTCTGTATACGGTTCTGGTTCTATAGGAGCTGCTAGTATACTTTTACAAAAATCATTAGATGATGCTTCTATAAGCACTTCATACAAGATGTTATCTTTAAAGGGTCTTACCCTTACAAACAAACATCTCCCAGGATTTGATGTAAACGGAGCACCTAATGCAGAAGAAGGACTTAAAAAGATTTATGGAATGCTATTAGAACCTGGAATATTAAGAGGTCTTACTAATCCAGATATGATACAGTATAGATATATAATTGATACCATGGCATACGGTCTTCAACCTGAATTGGGAGGAAAATCTTACTTATCATCTTTAGCTAAAAAAAGAGGTAAATGTACTGCTATTATAAGTGCACCATCTATTAAACAGTTTGCTACTTCGCAAAATCCTTATTTCTGCGATACTTTCGTTGCAGGTGTTAATCCAGTACCTATTTTCAGTACTGAGTGGATAGCAAGTGGCGGTAATCCAGATATGCCAAGATCATTTAGATTTACTTTGCCTACAGAAGAACTTGGATCTAAGTATTGCGGAGTTTTTGGACCATTCTTGATGTATAATGATGGAGGAAAACTTATTTCTGTTCCACCCGCAGCTGATGTATCTAATACTTATGTAAGAAAATTCTTAGGTGGTGATCCATATGCAATCGTTGCAAACAAGAACGGTATTTTATCTAATTCTAATATTGCTGGTGTAGAATACTCTTTTGATAGAGAAGATAGAGATAGTCTCGAACCTTTTGGCTATAACTCTATAATTCAAAAACCTAGTACTAATCAAGTGATGATTTACGCAAACTCCACTGCATTTCAATCAGTGAAAAGCGATTATAATAATCTTCATGTTAGGGAATTATTGAATACTGTAGAACTTCAGATAGATTCTATCTTACAACAATACGTATTCTCATATAACAATCCTCTTACTAGATTGAACATCATAAACTCGGTTTCTCCAATATTCGAAGCCTTGAAAGATGCTGGTGCTATTTACAAATACGAAATCGTAATGGATGAAACCAATAACTCTAACGATATGATTGCTGAGGGTTACGGTATGATCGATTTCGGTTTATGGATCACAGGAGCTTTAACTAAGATTATCGCAAGGTATACTGTTAATTCTAATACTGGTCTTGCAACAGGTGGATTTGCATCAAACTAAAAAATAAAAAATAAAAGACATGGCCGAAAACTTTAAATCTCAAGGGACGTTTGCACTATCGCATTTTAGAAATTCTAGAGCGTCACAAGAATTATATGAACCTGTATATCAAAATATGTTCACCATACAGATCTCCTTACCGGTCGGTGTGGGATCAACAGAAGAGAACACTAATCTTATGCTGGAAAACATACAGAAAATAGATGGTTTACTATCGCACTCTTTCTCAACTTCGCCCGCGGCTCAAAAATACAAATGGGCATCTAGACGTTTTGCTGGAGCAACTCCAGATCAAACTACTATGGATGTGAGTTTAGATTTTGAGGTTAACGTGAATAGAACACCAAGTAACTACATAGTGAAAACACTTCGTAAGTGGTGTGACTTGGTATACGATCCTCTGACAGGTAGAACAGGATTAAAAGCTGACTATGTTGCGCCATGGGCTCTTATAACGCTGTATGACAGAGCATCTAGACCGTTCTGGCAGTGGAAGCTTTACAACGTATTTCCTATAACTGCTATACCAGCTGTTGGGTTGGATTACAATGAAGAAGCTCTTTATAAGATTACAGGTTGGAGTCTCGCTTGTGATATGTGGGACGAAACTATCATCTAATCATTTTATAAATTTAATACATACAAAAAAGAGAACCAAAAGTTCTCTTTTTTGTTGGATAAACAAACTTAAATAACTTAGTACTATGATAGAAAAATTTTCATTAAAACTCATAGATTCAATCGGATCGGTAACTTCTTTAGTTATACACACAATGTTCTTTTTTGTTTCTTTTGTTTTTTATTTCTTAGGGTTTGATTTAAACAAAGTTCTGTTGGTTTTAACTACCATAGTATCGTTAGAAGCTATTTATCTTTCAATACTTATTCAAATGAGTGTCAATTTTCAATCAAAAAAATTACAATCTGTTGCATCTGATGTTGAAGATCTACAAAAAGATGTTGAAGACATTCAGGAAAACGTTGAAGACATTCAGGAAAACGTTGAAGACATTCAGGAAAACGTTGAAGACATTCAAGATGATGATGATGAAGATTTTATAGAAATAAGAGAGACTTTAAATAAACTCATGAAGGAAGTAACAGCGCTTAAAAATAAAAAGAATAAGTTAGGAAACTAATTGATTTTTGTGAATCTTTTTGATTGTTTGATATATAATATAAAAGAAACGTTATATTATGATTGAAGAAAAATCTCAAGAAGCTCAATTAAAAGCTTTCATGGAAGAAGAAGAAAATAAAAAAGCTTCTTCTAGAATTATAGAAACTCCTAGCGTGCCTCTGCCTTGGCAAAAATCTGACGATAGAATATCTATGGGCAACCAAATAGGCTGGCAAAAACTTCCGTTACAAGATCTTCCTACAAGAGGACTGTTTTATCCGGAATCTGCAGAAGTTCTTATTAGGGCGGCCACATCTGCAGAAATAAGACACTGGTCTACGTTACAGGAAAACGATCCATCTGCGTTAGATGATATGCTTAATTATGTGTTAGAACGTTGTTGTACTTACAAAACTCCAACTGGAATTTCTTCGTGGAAAGACATAAAAGAAGTTGACAGATTTTATATACTCTTAGCTATAAGAGAGTATACATTTATAAACGGAGAGAACAACTTACAAGTAAGTGTATCAGAATCTAATAAGATAAATGTAACAAAAGATATGATAGATTACATCAATTTTGATGAAAAGATCATGCAGTATTATAACCCAGAAAAAAGGTGTTTCTCTATTGTGTTAAGAACTGGAAAGACGTTTGATGTGTCAATACCTAGCGTTGGTGTTACTAATTTCTTAAAAAATTATATAAACAGGAAACAAGCTAGACAAGAAGCAATCGATACGGATTTTATAACGTTTGCTTCATTCGTTATAATGGATTGGAAAGGTTTAAGTGATGCATCATATGAAAAGATAGTAATAGATTCTAATAACTGGTCTATAGAACAGATTTCTGCAATGACTCACATTAAAGATCTTTTTGCTGGTGCTATAAATCCTATAATCAAATACACTGATGAAGGAGGTGCGGAGCGTACAGTTCCATTAAACTTTCTCGGAGGGATCAAATCTATTTTACTTATTTCAAATCCATTTGGATAATTGGTCAAAAATAGAATTTATATGTACCACTAAAATGAATGTTGACCTTCTTGTTCTTGATCAACTAGAGTTCTGGCGAATTGAAAAACTTTTACAGAACTATCAAGAATCGTTAGAGCAGGAAAAAAGATATCACGAAAAACAACAAAAGGAACAAGAAAAAGCTTCAGCAGGAAAAACACCGTCAGCAAGCGATTTTAAAATTCCCAAAATGAACATTCCCAAAATGAACATTCCTAGATAAGGACGCCTTGGCGTCCTTTTTTATTTTAGGTGATCTGATCACCTAAAATATTTTCTTAATATAATACACAAAAATTAAAACATACACCATCTGATTAAGTCTGAATATGGTCAAAACCCATAATTATACGTTTTTATATGCAATTTAAAATTTAATGTTATTTCGATTAGTTAGATATATAAATAAAATATCGATGTTCTAATGAATCAAACAGCAAACGAGCTTTTAAGTAAAATATTAGGTGTATGTGTTAACATAAACAGTTCTCTAAATAGGCAGAATGAGAATCCTTCTCCATCTTCTGAACAATCAAAGTCAAACAACACTGGAATAGGCTCATTGGGTGAAATACTAAAGGGTTCTACTGATAACAGTAAAAAGATGCAATCCGGCATATCTTCTATAAAAGATATTATAACCAGCATAATTGCGTTCAATAAGATAAAGGTAAACACTAAAAAGATAGATGCAACTGCAATTGCTCTAAAAGGATTGTTCGAAGTAGTTGTATGGATAGGAAACAAGGAACGCGTTATACACAATGCAACTAAACTGTTTGATTCTTTATCTGATAGCTTAAAGGGCGTCACCGAATTCACAAAATCAATGTCAATGTTTCTTTTATCTATAGGAGGTTCTATACTTCTCATGGCATTAAGTTTATGGACAGCTGGAAAGATCTTAGGAACCACTCCAACCGGAGCTCTTGTTGTGATGACTGGTATAGTCATAGGAATGTTAGGATTGATGTTTCTTATCGGCAAAGCTGCATCTTATATAGAACCAGGAACAGAAACAGTTAAAGGGGTTGGAAAGGCTCTCATGTACTTAGCAGGAGGGTTGTTAGCTTTCGTGATAGCAATGGAACTGATATCATTGGCTCTTGGAACAGGCAATGGTTTTTCTGGAATACTTAAGGGAATAGGAGTTATAGCTCTTATAGTAATGGGAGCTGTTGGAGCGTTTGCACTTATAGGGTTAGCTGCCCCGTATATAGATAAAGGCACTAAAGTTGTAGAAGGAATGGCTCTTGGAATGTTAATGTTGGCTGGAGGAGTGTTAGCTTTAGCTCTTGTAGGAGCTCTTATTAGTAAAATAGCATCTGTTACTTCTTCACCCGAGGAAAAAAACGGAATATTTGGAGTATATGGTCCTATGATAAAAGGATTAGGAGTTATAGGTGTTATACTCTTAGGAGCGGTCGGTTTGTTTGTTGCTTTTTCTGCTTTATCGGAAGTTATATTACCAGGTATATTGATTGGGTTTGCTGTATCAGCTTATCTTATAGTGCTTTCATTATCTGTAGTTGCATTAGCAAAATCTATAAAAAGCGTAATGACAACTCTAGGTGGAGTAGATATGTCTAAATTGTCTACAATATTAACAGATATGATAAGCGGTGTTATCTCTGGAGTGGCTGGTGGTTTTGCTAAAGGACTTGCTAATGGCAAAACTGGTCTAGCAGGATTTACTGAAGGGATAAAAAACATGGCATTGTTGGGACCGGCCATGGCAGTTCTTATGGGAATGTCAGTTACTGTATCTATGTTTGCCTGGGCGCTGACTGCTTTTGCAAACTTAGGTAATATGAGAGTAATTGAAGGATATGACAAGACAACTGGCAAGCCCATATTTGGTTCTACTGTAAACATAAGAGGAGTAGGAGAAACCATATCATCAACCTTAAGCGATTTCTTAGTAAATCTCATAAAGAGCACAGAATTTTTGACTATAAAACAAGCTAGAGCCATTAAAAAAATGGGGGCATCACTATCTGGTAGAAACGGTATATTAAGCGCGGTTATTCAATTTGCAGATGTTCTAAAAACTTTCGCTCAGTTTGGATCAAGTGGGGAGATCGGATACGTAAAGCTCGTACCAGATGGAAATGACGAGAATGGTTTACCTAAATGGAAACAAGTTCCATCTACAGTAAAGATAAAAACCATAGTAGATAACATAACTTCTTCGTTTACACAGTTTGTATCGGCCATAACTGATCCTAGAAATATAAACAAATTTGGCATAGATGGAGCTAACAGAGAAAAGATAGCTAACTTAACTGCTGCATTGGTAGGAAGCGATGCAGTTAAGTTCCTTGGTATAACATTTAGCAGCAAAAAAATAGGTTTGTTAACACCTATAAAAATGTTTGCTGATACTTTAATGACATTTGCTAGGTTTGGAAAGGAAAACAAAATAGTTGCACTCGATGAAAACGGCCAGCCGATTGGAAATGGTATACTGGTAAGCGAAGTAGCTGCTAACATAATGACCATGCTCGTATCGTTTTCTGACAGTATAGCAAACAGCACAGCAGTTACAGACAGTGTTGCTAGAGCTGTAAAGAAACTTGATGAGTTCGATGATCTGCTTAAGAAACTTTCAGAGATAGGAACCACTTTAGATCCATTAACCAAGCTTTCTAACAGTATAGGAATGTTAGCAGATAACTTTCAACGTTTAACTACATCAGTTGATGGATTGAACGTTGAAAAGATGACAAGCGTTTCTAGAATGGGAAACACTTCCATATCAAATAATCCCGGTAATTCAGCGGGAGCGGTTGCCCACAACATTTCAACAAACAGTAGCAACAGTTCTACTGTGATAAACAACAACCAATCTACTGTACACAATTCTATACCTTCTACATCTAACACACAACAGACTCCTAATTGGGATGATTTTGCTCAACAGATTGGAACGGTATTGGCAGCAGAAATAACTAAATCTATAAAATCTGGATTATTCCACTTTGAGTTTGCTGGAAAAAACGATGGGGTGTTAGATATTAAATAAAACAAAAGAAGATGAAAGCTAAATTCGTGTTAAACGAGATAAAACAAAACTTAGGAACTACTGGATTAGGAAGTATAGGAGTAGGTTCAAGCAAGATAATTAAAGCGACTCAAAAATGGTTGCATGATCACGATGTTACTGGTTATAAAATCGTTGATAATAGTGGTGACAAGCTGTTAGTACTATTGAAAAATCTTGAAGATTACATAAAAATGATGAATACAGGAGCCACATTTTTATTTATAGATGAAATAGAAATTGGTCTAAAACACGCAATAGATAAAATACACATTGGAATAATAAGTGCAGATAAAGATATCATTAAAGCTGGATTGATTCAATATGATAAGAATAATATAACTGTTCCATCCAGATTTAATGATATAATATCAGATTTTAATAAATATGATTATGTATGTTTAAGTTCTCGTATTCAGTTTAATCACGATATGCTTATGATGTTTGATAAGGTAAAAAATAAGCTTATTGGTATATACTTCAAAGATAACTATGTTATATTAAGAGGATATTCGTTAAATTACATTGGAATTATATATCCTCACATAATAAAAAAAATAAATAATGTTAGTTATAAGAAAAACGAGTATGACGATATATTGAGCTACATATTAAAGTATAGAGCAAAATTAAAAGATTTTTCTTAAAACCATAATATTACGATTATGAAGATAGTAAAAGAACATCTAAACGAAATTAAACAGGATAAAGAATCTGGTTTAAGCGCTGTTGGCATAGGAAGCATCGGCATAATTAATAGGATTAAATCGTGGTTTAAATCTAATAACTTAGAATCTATACAATACCATATTAATGATAATTTACAAATAGTTTTACATAGACCATTAGATTATTTTAAAATATATGATAGAATAGCGCCATTCATGAAATTCAAATTTGTAACAAATACTTTTTTTCATATTGCGTTAGAAATCAAAGATGTGAATATGTTGCAAGATTGTATAAGGGAATATAAAAAACGTAACATACAACAACCAGTTAAATTTAGAAAACTGATAAACTATCTGGAAAGTATTAATTACATGTGCATATCTAGTAAGATTCAGTTTGATAACGATATGTTATTGATTTTAGATCTGGAAAAGTTGAAAATTTTTGGTTTATACTTCAATTCTGATAACGAATGTGTTTTAAGAACTTATTACTGTTCAAAAATCTGGGAAAAAATTTCACCTGCAATTCTAAAAAAATTCCATAATTTAGATCATAAGTATTACGACATTATAAACTACTTAGAATCCTGCAGAAGCAAACATTAACTTTTAATAAAAAGAAACTTTTGATACGAATATCATATAATAGTTAAAATAAAACAAAACTATTATATGGGAAACATTCGAAAACTATCACTGACGATAAATGCTTTCGATGCATCAGAACTTTTAGAACCGTTAATATCACAGATAAGAGACCAAGTGGATCACGTAGCTTGTGTGTATCAAAAGCTTTCATACTGGAAAAACCCTATTGCAGAGGAAGATTTAGATGAACTTAACAGGTTGAAATCAACGGGATTAGTAGATGAATTGATAGAGTTTAAACCTAATTTTTCAAAGTACTCAAGAGAACAAGAATGTGATAAAAGAAACATGGGAATCGAACTCATGAAACAGAACGGTTCATCTCACGTTCTAAACATAGATGCCGATGAAGGATACGATTCAGAACAATTCAGATATGCAAAGGATTTTATAAATAAAAAAGGCTACGTCATAACGTACTGTTCTTACGTAAATTTCTACAGAGATTTTGAACATTATCTAGTTTATCCTTTTAGACCATTTGTTCCTTTCATACACTCCACTTATTTTAAATATACTTATGATGGTCCAGCTCCCGGCCCCACTGATCCAACTAGACGCATAAACAACCCATTGAACATAGGAACTTACTTGTTTACAGATCAAGAGGTACGAATGGCGCATGCTGCTTGGATAAGAAAGGATATAAGAAAAAAGTTAGAAAACTGGAGCGCCAAAAACTTTTTCGAAAAAGAATTAATAGATAAAGCTGTAGAACGTTGGGAAAATTGGAAAGAAGGAGAAGATGCTGTGATGTTATTTAACGTCCCAGGAAATGCAGTTCACGTTAAAAAAATTAATACTAGATTTTTTAATATACACATACCTTGGGTAGAAGAAACCGCTTCAAAGTGGAAAGAAAAAAACGATGTTAAATAAAAAAGGAGCTTCTATTGAAGCTCCTTTTTTATTCTAATATATCTAAATTATCTTCCACATAAGTCTCAAGACCTTCTTTGACCACTTTAAGCTTGGAGAATTCATCAGCATCTTCAAAGTTAACCACATCCATCATTCCTCTTTTTTCAGAATTGTGTAGTTTTGTATAAACTGACACAGTTGTCGGATCCAGTTTTTTCCTTATGTTATCCTTTTCATCTTGCACAACGAAAAAGTTATTAGTTCCTAATTCTGATTTATTTATAGATACAAGCGTTCCTATAATCCATTCCTCTGATCTTTTATTGAGTTCTTTGCCCTGTACAGTTTCACCTGGATATATCATTACTTCATCTGGATCTTCATTGGTGTTAATCTTTTGTTGCAGTATGCTGTTAAGAGGTATGATATCGTAAGTGTACATAGAGTTATCCGATCCCCCGTACATAGAATTGTGAAATCCACCTCTGTTTATTTGGCCAAACCTGCCACCCGGGTATGTACGCTGTCCACCACCACTCATGCTAAAACTGTTTCCTAACCCATATTCATTTAATTTTTCCTGAGCACACTCTATTAGTTTAGATTTGCTTATATCTTTATTAGAATATATACCATCTAAACACCATGTACCGTTATTTTCATAAAGAAAATAAACTGGATCGTTATCGATCATTCCTCTGTATGCTTTGTTTTCTTTTATTTCTACCCAATTTATTTTTTTCATATCGTTTTCGTTAACTATTTTTTGTTTTACCAGAGTCTTAGAAAGTATGTAACTCATACTGAATTTTCTAAAATTGTGATCGCACGTAAGCTTATCAATAACGGGTGGAATTCCAACTAAAGAATCGAGCATGTTATATGAACAATCGAATGAGTCTAGTCTTTTGATGAACTTGCTCAGCCCAGTTAGAGATTCTAACTTATTATGGCTGCAGTTTATGTGTGATACGTTTTTATGTTTAAACCCATTTAATGACCTTAAATTATTGTAACTACAATCTATTGCATAACATTTTTTTGGCGCGTGGGATAGATCTTCTAAATTATTATGAGAACAGTCTATGGTATCGTGTAAACCTACGGGCCCGTGTTCTAATGTTTTTAATCGGTTATAGGAACAAATAAAAGATTGTGTCACGTATTTTGGACAGCCTCTTAAAGAATGTAGATTATTATGGCTTATATCAAAGTTTCCGTTACATCTGAAAAAAGAAATATATTCTGGTAGTTCATTTAATCCCTTGTCTTTAAGAGATACATGCCTATCTGCATGTATCTGCATGTTTTCATCTATTTTGCAGAAATCGAATATTCCCATATCGCTAAGCCACTTGTTAATAAGATACTTCTGCGCAATGACTCCACCTACCCCAATAGAGCTTAATCCAGATTCTATGTTTTGCCTTATTTCGTTTAGCTTATTCATTTGTTAATTTATCATCATATATTCTATTTCCACAGAAAAACTGTGAGGGTTAAACACGTAAAATCCTGGAACGAGATTTTTTAACAACGAATCATCTTGATCAAACGTGTTAATCTTCATGTAAAGGTAACCTATTTTATCCCACATGTTGTTCACTGATATATAATTCAAATAGTCACCTGCACATATAGTAGTTGATGTGCTTGTGTTTGATGATCCGGTATCTACATATTTTGTCACATAAGTTGAACTATCGTAATAACTGAATGTGTTGTTAACGTGACTTAAATTTAACCATTTATCGTAAGTGCTTTGATCATCTGGATACTTAGCTTTAAGAACTAGACCTAACATGGCTCCGTTTATGTATTTTGCATATGGTATTGATTTAGATGTATCTTCTGATAAAGAATAGGATAATCCGACTTGTACCATAGAAGAATCATAGTCTGTCATAATTACACCTGTGATATCAAAGTTATAACCTTCGTTAGTTCCAGTAAATGTTATGTAATCGTTCGTCGCTGCAGCTGTTATTCCTATGTTTAAACTAGCAAGAGCTAAATTTAACGCATCATCTACAGCTATCCCTTCCACTGGATCTGACGTACCTATGACATTAATGGTAACGTTCTTAAAATTATCATAATAGTTCAGAGTTATTTCTATTCCTTTGTAAAAAAGAGATGTATCCGGCACAAAAGTAAGGAAATCGAACACTTGTGTTCTGTTATCAAGTTCTTTTGTCAATCCTTGGACGTATATTATCTCTTGTGGGCCTAAAACTTTTCTGTGTTGTTCCCATGCAGTGACCTGTACTTGTAAATCTCCAAGATACATTTCGGATAATATCTTGTTTCCACTAGCAACCCCAACTTCTTTCTTAGGAAAGAACTGAAATATGTTATCGTCGCTACCCTCGCACGGTGATAGACCTGTTTTTAAGTAGTTATCTGTTGAATTGTTGAATACATCTTTGATTGCCATCGTTGGTTTTTTATTTTAATTTTTTTACATTCTATACAGTTCTTGTTCCGAACTTCGTCTTCTATCTAACCCTGGAAATTTTCCAGAATTTCTAACGTTTGAAATCTCTTTTTCTGCTTCGTTGAATTTCTTACGTTTTATCATCTGAATAAACGCGGAGGTTCTTAAGCCATCTATTCCTGCATTGTACGCTATAGAAACCATTGCATCAAACATTCCTTGAGATATTTTCACATCATTTCCGTTTTCTTTCCACTGTGAAAATATTCGTTTCACACCGTCTTCTGCATTTTTTATATCCTGTTCAAATAGTTGATCAGCCAAGTTTTTAGATATTACTTGCCCAACTTTAAACTTTGAAGTTTTAACAGGTTCGGCATGCCCCCATCCGATGGTTATTTTACCATCTCCTTTTATTCTATATCCTTTAAGTCTAAGCTTCTCATAATTTTTAATAGTTTCTTTTGCTATATGAGATGTAGAATAAGACAAAGCATCATTGAACTTGACTATCTCCGGTATATCGTTTTTTACTTCCTTTTTTCCATGAACTAATTCATTAAAATATTTGAATATCTTACTTATAGAAGTTTCATCATCATGCGCTATAACAGAAGCTATAGTGTTTTGTTTAGCTTCATCTGTAATCAGTGCTTTATATGTTAATCCTGATCCGTATAACGAAATGAATATGACAACTATTATCCGTGCAAGTTTCTTTTTTGAGTTTATGTTAGTTTCATTATTGAAACGATGAATAACGTTAGAAAGAGCTTTCTTTTTATCTACGAGTTTTGATATAACAGAATGAATGTTATCACCTATTCCTTCATTCATTTCTTCTATTAAACTGTCTAAAATATAAATGTCGTTGTTGATAAAAATGTTTTCTTTTACTATCTTATAAACCATTCGTTTTATTTTATATATTTGACAAAAAAAGAGTTGGTAATTACCAACTCTATCTGTAATCTTTATCTATGATTTTTCCATCTTTATAAGTTACACTTATTAAATTATCTGGGTTTTTTTCCTCTATAATTTCACTTGGTGCTTTATTTGATTCTGAAGGTGTATCAGACACACTCTGATCAATTAATTCCTCACTTTGGTGTAATACCTTATCGTTTTTGTGCGCATCACTCTGTATTGTCTGAATCAATTCTGTTCCTCTTGATAGTTTTTTTATGGAATCTAAATTTTTTACAGGTTTGAGGTTTATATTTTTTCCTTTCACATCACTTTTTTTCTTTTGCTTTTGCGCTCTAGATGTTTTAGCTTTAGAAACTTCTTTAGGGAGATCTGCAGTATCTGATTTGTCTGCTTCTCTTTCTTGTTTTATTTCTTCTACTAAATCTTCAATTACGTGTTTCAACGCATTTTTTTGATTTGGAACATCATCATTTTTTTCTTCATTAGAATCCGATGTTTCTTTTATGGTTTGAGGTTCTTCTTCTTTTAACTTAAGATTATCTGCAACCAGTGCTGTCATAGAAAGAGCTATGATAGGTAAAATACCTCCCGTAATCCATGCTATTATTATCTTAAACATATCTGTATTGGTGTTTGTTACCCAAAATAATATGCTTTTTTGAAAGTATGTAAAATCTATACTGTTAGTTACAGAAATGTATTTGAACGAGCTAACAACGTTACCGACTATTTGTAATGCAGTAAGAAGAAACATTACAGACCATGCTAACCAGTTATTCTTGTTTTTTGTCAACAAAAGAGAGAACAATACACTAGCTTGTCCTATTTCAGCAACCAATGATAGAATTATAGATAGCCAAACCGCGTTAGCTATATTGAAAAACGTTATACTGTGATAAAAAGATACGAACGCAGTTGCTGTATACAGAATAATGAAAGTAACTATAAGCCATTTATAAAGAGCATTGTTGTTTTTCATTATCTTATTATTATTTTATTTGAATAGTTGTGTTTCTAGTTGTTTTTTCAGCTGTACTCTGTATTGCATCTGCTCTTTTTTCTGCACTTTTTGCTGAAAATACAGCCAGTTCTAAATCGAAATTAAGCTTTGTTATAGAATCGTGCTGATTTTCAATTTTTACATTAAGCGAATCTTCTAAATGTTTTATTTTGGCCGATGCGACGTCGATACTGTTTTGTCGGTTACAGCTCTGAATAGATTTTAATGCGAACATTGCAAACAGTATTATCACAATAGCTGTTTTGTTTTTTTCAAAAAATTGTTTTAGTTTCATATTAGTTATTATTTTAGATTTTTAGAAATGTAATAAGTTAAAGGACCCTCACGAGTCCTTTAACTTTATTATATATATTCATGCTAAACACGTTGCATATGTCCATTTATATTATATTCGAAAGATGTCTGTTAATAGATTCCATCCTATAAAGGATATCGTTTAAATCATCTAACACAGAGCTTGCATTTTCTAAGAAACCTTCTGGCGCTTTTGATATTCCAGGTGCATCAGCAGTCGTTGGCTCTGAGTAAGGCATTATTTTTTGTAGTTTAGAATCTGTTCTATTAACGTTATCTTTTAAACATAACACTGTTTCTTTAAATCTGTCAATAAAAGCATCCATGGCTGTAGTTTTTTTACACTCTCCAAGGTCAGAAGCGTTATAATCTACTTTAGGACCTTTTGGTACACCACCGTAATCTATCATGATATTAAGTATTAATTGTTTCTTCTAATGGGGGTTCAGTTGGTTCAATTTGTTCTACTCCATCTTCTTTTTCTAAGTAAAATCCTTGTTGCATTGAAACCCATTTGTCATACATGAATTGTATATCTTTTAGTTTTAACCGGGCTCCTTCTAACTGAGCTGATACTTCTTCCATGACAAATATATAAAGCTCTGACATAAGCTCTATCGCTTTAGCACTTTTTAAACCTATGCCACCTGGATTGGATAACATAAACATAGTAAACTCTAACGCTTGATATCCTAATGTGAATGGAGTTTTATTAGTTTTAAATTCTTTGTATTTAGCTTCAACCTCATCATTAAGTTTAATCACTCCCATCCAACCATTCTTTGTCCAAAAAACGTGATTCTTTAGATAATCATTGAAAAACTTATATATGTCGTTTGCTTCCTTTATCGTACCTATTTCATACTCTGTTATTGCAAACGTTTGAGCAGCTTCGTTGTATTCTTTTTCAGCTTGATCTATTTCTTCTTGAGAGGGTTTGTTTTTTGATATAGAAAGGTTAGCTAAAAGCTCATCAGCAGTTACCATCTTTCCATCTACCTCTGCAACCAATTCTTGAGAATCGGCAATCAATTCGTTTTCGTTTTTTTCTTGCATATTTGTTTTTTATTTGTTTTATATTTGTATGAATGATTCAGAACCATTCTTTTTATGCCAATCTATTGCTAAAGTTTTAAAATTTTGTTTATACTCTTGCAATTCAGATCCAGAACATTCTATTTCTTGTAAAACATCTGATTTTGTGTTTATACACAAAATAGATGCAGCATTTATTATAACATTTTTCTCTTGAAACATTTCATCTAAAGCTAAACTGTACCCACCTAACTGACACTTGTATTTGTATTCCTTAACCGATCCTTTTTTTATGTACCCATTGCTTGTTTTAAAGTCTGTAACTTTAGGCCCAAACATTCTGTGCTTGAATATGATATCAGCTTTTCCTCTGTAAAATAGTTTTTTTGAATGAATAGGAACTTCTGTACCGATAAGTTCTTTATATTCTACAGGGAAATCGGAATAGTAAAATTTGTAAAACAACTCTCTACCTTCGGATATTTTATTAAGCGGCACACCTTCTTTTTCTAAGATAGAAGGAGTATCAGATTGGGCTGCAGTCAAAGCTTCAGACACATCTTTGGTTTTAAAGTATCTGTTAACAAAAGATTCAATGAAAGCGTGCATTGCTGTACCTCTAAATCCAGCTTGTTTCATTATTTCATCTACTCTTTCTTTACCCATGCTTGCTATCCAAGCTTCGAATTCTGGATCTGGTATTTGTTCAAGTATGGCTGATACCGATGGCACCTTAAGCTTATAATAAGCTTCTGGAAGACCATGAGAACCCGTGAGCCATTTTACGTTGTTTATATCAAATGCCATTGTTTAATTTATAAGAAAGATGAGAAAAACTTAATTAAATCCGCTCCCCATAATAACCATAACGCACCAGCTAATGTTATAAGTGCAAACCATTTCGCTAACCAACCTAATGATAGTTTATTGAATGCGAACCTATACATTATAAGATATGTAAGCGTTGGTTCGTTTTTGTCATTAAAGAATTGATTTATTTCTGGGACCAAACACTCTGCAAACCCTAGCTCTTCATCTAAATACACGTGTAATGGCGCTAAAGATTCTATAAGTCTCAATCTTTTTACAGAATCGGGTAGGTTTGATTCGCTTTCTTCTAGATCAAACGTAAAGTATATGCTGTAAAAATAGCTCGTTTGAAGGTTCCACTTGTTATATTTTGAGCTAGGATTCTTTTTTTCTTCTTTTATGGTTTTTATAAAGTCTAAATAGTTTTTAATATCTAAATAAGCTTTATAAATTCCCCACTGTGTTGGTTTAAACAATTTCATGTTATGCTTCAAATTCTAAAAATGATTCCACTAAGCTAGGATAGTATTTTTTGACGCTATCTTCTATATCTTTCCTGGCTTTTCTTAAACGAGTCTTTACTGTAGATAAATTCCAACCCAGCATCTCGGCAATGTCATTAAGCTGTTTTTGATTGACTTCTCTTTCTATCATTACAGTCTTATAAGGTTCTTCTAAATCATCTATGGCTGCTATAGAAGCATCATACAGCCTTTTTATGACTTCTTCACCAACTGGTCCATAGAGCTCTGTTTCCATTTCTATGATAGGTGTGTGATCCATAAGTTTTTTAGAGTGTGCCTCTACTAACTTATCGTGAGAAACAGTTTTATTCAATACCCTCAGTTGGCCAAGAGCTTCATTCTTAGCGATTGCATATATCCAGGTAGAAAAATTATATGTAGAATCATACTGATCTATTTTTTCCCATGCTGATATAAATGTCTGAGCCAGTATTTCGTTGATTATGTCTATATCTTGTACGTATTTGTACACAAAGTTATACAATCCCGGTTTTATTCTGTTAATAAGGGCAGTGTATGTTGCGTTGTCTCTTTTTTCTATAAAATCTAATGCTATGTGCTGTACTGATTTGTTGATTTTTGACATATTTTAATTATTTTTAATTTGTGTAAAGATTTGTATTTATGTTAATTGAGATAAAAAAGTAGCTAAAAATTCCCTTTTAGCTACTTTTATTATAAAGACGTAATATTAATCTTCTGTAACCTGTACGACGAAATCGTTTATGTTTGAAAGTAATTTTTCTACTTTCACGTAAGGGAACTGGCCGATAGCGTTTATGATCTGAACTAACGTTTGATGATCTAAAACATCTACTGCAATTGCATTGATCAACCCAGCTATTTCGTTAAATGGTCTATCACCTATAGCTTGTAACACCGCTTGTTTAAATTCTGGTTTAACTTTATACGATGGTACGTATGCTGCTGTTTCTACTGATTGAGTCCCTGCTGTTGTATCTTCTACTTTTTTCATGTTTGTTATTTTATTTGATTTATTATATTATATGAGTATTTCAATAATAGTTTTAATGAATTTTATAATACAAATATAACTTATAAAGTTTGTTATAGTTTTTTAATTTTGTTAATTATTCGTTAATGCAATCCACCCATTTCTATAGTACCAATCAAGTTTTACAAGTAGATCTTTTTTGATTATAGTAGAAACATTGGTGACTACTTCAGATTTAGTTCTATATTCTACCACATCTATAAACCATTCATCTGGTAAATCTTCTGTGCATACTAATACACTGTTTGGAGATCTAGGTTTGGTTAGAGTTAAAAGTTTTTTATGTGAAGAAAAACTAGAAAGCTTAACTTCTTTGTTTTTTAAAGATGCCATTTAGCTGTTAATATTAAGTAATTTTTATATGACTCAAATATTTCTTCGGGATTTCTATCAAAACAATCCACTATTTTATATTCATCTATAGTTCTACCTATGATTTGTTTCATATTAGCATAAGTGTAGTGTACTCTTCTTTGTAATTCCACATCATTTTCGTGTATGTCTTCATTACCATCTAAGTATTCTCTGTCAGATCCAACTCTATTAGATGCCAATCTTTCTTCCGTTATAGATGTAGGGACGTTTAAAAACAAACACAAATCCTGATTTGGCAGTTTTAAAAAATCAAATTCAAATTCTATAATCCAACGTATTATATCTATAGCTTCTTTAGAACCTATAGAAAATTTAGCAGCCTGATATGCAGCATTAGAAAAAACGTATCTATCTAAAACCACTATATCGTTTTCTAACAACATTTTATCTAAATCAGCTTTAAACAGATATCTATCCATCGCGTATATGTTTGCGACGAAATACGGATTGACTTCGTTAGATTTTCCAAAATCACCACGCAAAAAAGATGATATTAGTCTACCAAATTCGTTGTGCGTATAAGTTGGGAAATGAAATTGTTTTACTTTTAAACCCTGCGAATTATAAAACTCTGTTATGAGTTTTACTTGAGATGATTTTCCAGCGCCATCGGTTCCTTCGATGACAAGCAGTTTACCTTTTTCCATATATTTTTTAATATATTATGTGGAAAAGATATTAAGGATTTTATTTAAAATAAAATTAACGCTGTATCCCACAGCTACAATACCTAAGAATGGCCATGTAACACCAAGAAGTAATTCAGTTGCATAACCAAAACACATAATATTTATTATCATGTCTAAGATTGCAATTGATGTTAATTTTAATTGAAATTTATTTGAGGATGATACTGCATCAATAGAACTTGATGCAGTGTGTTGAGATTCTTCTATAATGATAGGGTTGTTAATTTCTTCTTCGATAGCATTAGTATCTTTATACAAGTGATTGTTTAATCGTACTGCTAATTCGTTATGTTTTATCATTTTTTTTAGTTTTTAGGTTAAAGTTCATAGTATTTCCTTTAACTTCGGATTTTTTATCTTCTTTGCTTTCAGGAGCTTTCTTGCTTTCAGGAGCTTTCTTGCTTTCAGGAGCTTCTTTGCTTTCAGGAGCTTCTTTGCTTTCATCTGTTGTTCCTTTTTCTACTTCTTTCTTAGGCAAATTATCTTCATTTTTTACTGCGCCATACATTCCAGGTTTAAAGGAATCTACTGATTTTATGTTACCCTGCATTTCATATCCAGGTTCAAATTTAGAGCCTCCGATGTTCATTTCAACTTTTACTTCAGTTTTACCCTTTTGGTATTCACTCTTTAACCAGTTATAAGTTTTCTTATTTTCCTCTGGAATTATCATACCTAGTGAGTCTACTTTAGATGCTGCTTTTTCTGCCATCTCTGCTTCTTCATTAAGCTTATCTAAATAGCTGTATATGTTAAAATTACCTGCTTTCATTTTATAACTTTATTTTTATATATATCTTCATTTTATCGTGCATTTTTTATTTTTTATATAAGTGCAGAAAATAAAGATTCATTTTTTATTATAGCCCTAATTCTCCTTCAACTGGAGTTTCTTCTTCTGGACTCGCCGGTGTTGTAGGAACTTCTGGTACTGTTCCACCTAGATCTGCACCACCTAGATCTGCACCACCACCTAGATCCGCACCACCGCCAAAGCCTCCACCTCCGACGCCTCCTGTTTCAGTTCCACCTACTCCAGGCGTACCGGTTGCTGCAAGTAATCGAGCATATGCATTAGCGAGCTTTCTAGTTTGTTCTTTTCTTTGATTTTTATATTTTTCGTTAAGAGCTAGATCATCATCTGAATACTGCATGTATTTTTCTACCAAAAATTTAGGATCAAAATATGCTTCTTCTGTAGCTGCTCCATCTGGACCTATCGTAGGTTGTTTTACTCCAGATAGTGATGTTACTATCTCGGCTCCTGATTTTGCTATCTGTCTCTGCTTTGCAACAGTAAAAAGGTTTTCTTCTACAAAAAGAAGTCCTAACGATCCTTTTAAAGCTAAATCGTTTTTGAATTCGGGATGTTTAAGAACAAATTGTATCCAAGTTGGTTTAAGTATTATTTCCTGATACATAGATCTTATTCGGTTTATAAAGTATGAAAACCTCATTTCTTCTCTAGCTATTCCATCATTTCCATCTGACCAGTTTCCACCGCTTGGTGCTCCTCCACCTTCTCCGCCAGAAGCTGTTGCTCCCATGCTTATTCTATTCTGTGGCACTTTAGTTTCTGACATAAATCTTATCCAAAAATACTTAAGAGAATCTGTTCCTGAAAGGTCATATCCTTCTGGCTTAACCGAAGATATTTCTGTCTGGGTTCCTTCTTTAGAAGGAATTATGTAAGTCTTTGCAAACGAAAAATTCGGTGTACCGTTTATAGTTATTTCGCCACTTTGATCTGCAATGGTAATGTCTTCTTTATACATGGCCCTTAACTCTGCTAATCTAGTTTTAGCTTTTGTTTCAGACTGAGTTCCTATAGGAACTATAAGTTTCATTCTATACTGAGAATTGATAACGTTCCAGATTATTCTGGAATTTTCCATCGTTCTCATCATATTAAATGACCTTACTAATCTTTCAACGTATGATAATCTTGATATAAAGTTTGATCTGGCCCATGATATGTATATTATATTAGCATCTAACAACTCTCTTTGTCTTTTAGTGTCTCCTCTGTATTGTGTCCATACTCTTATCTCGTTTCCGTTAGAATCTCTTTTCATTTCTGGTTCTAAAGAAATCGGGTCTAATTCTTTGAACCCTATAACGTTGTGCGCGTTGTGATCTTCATCTTCGTCATATATTATTTCGTACGCTAAGAAACCATCTATTAAGAATTTCTTTAAGTAATGCCAAGCATCGTGGCCACTGTTAAACCCAAATGCGAAGTACACTTTTTTGAATGCTTCGTTAAGATCATCTATTATTTCTTTCGCTTTTTCTTGTTTAAGAACAGCTTTAAGAATTTTTGTGTTTGGATAAGCGAAATAATTTGCATCATCATATATTATTGTTTCATCTGCTATGACTTCTATAACGTTTTCTATTTCACAATTTGTTGCAAATTTTCTTAGGAACTCTCTACGAGTAGCATATTCTCTATCATAAAAAGCTATGAATTCTTTTTGACCAATATCTGAGCCGGAGAAAAAACCTTGTTGACCATACAGGTTATACATCGTATCTTCGGTTGCTTCTGTAATACCAACCGAATGAGAATTCTTTATTAGTCTATCATCCCATTTTGTACCCAAAAAAGATAATGAGCGTATATTTTTCTGAATATTTCCTATTAGAGTATTGTTATTGCCACCCTGTATTGGGCGTAACGTAAATCCTGACATACTTTTGTTTTATTTATATATTAAGAGTTTTTCCAGTACAAATTGTGTACTTTATTTATATGCATAAGTTTAGTGGCGTTTTCTGATTTAAAGAATGGTATGTAAGAATACTCATTGAACTCTATCATCCTAAATCTATCGATTTTTTCTATGCTATAATTTCTGTATCCATATCCAAAATTAGAATTAGCCTTATCACTCCACATCTTTACTATTTTTTGACCATTGTTGCTTAATATGATGCTGATGAATTTCTTATTTATAGTAACTACATTGTTTTGAGTAGTTCTTTCTATGTCATCAAAAAAACTCTTGTAAGTCTCATAATAAAGTTGTAGAAATTTCAATCTTTCTGAGAGTGGGAGAACATTAAGGTTTATTCCAGAAAAAGTTTTCCCATTAATGTTAACGCAAAAAACTAATGGGACGTGATCAGTGTATCTCTCTTGTTTTTTTCCAGACATAACTATGTTTATTTCTTCCGGAGTAGGTTTATAAATGAAAGTATAGATAAGGCCTGGAATTGGATAGCCTCCGTTTAATCTGTTTATCAAGCTTTCTTGATCAGTATCAGATATATCGATTTTTTTCTGTATGCCTACTTTGTTTTGAATGATATACTTCTCAAATAGAACATCGTTAGCTATTTTTTCGATATCATTGAACTTTAATAAGTACTTATAATTATCTAATGGTGATTCCATTTGCTTATTTATTTTTGATTAGATGAAAACCTTCCAATTATATTCTCTAAAGTTTTTTCTGTAAAAACGTGAAATTCAGCCCCATTCGCTTCCGCATATTTTTTCATTGCTCTAAATTTTTCCTCATTTATAAGGTATTCTTTTGCTAACGTGTTAAATTTTTTGTGAGCAGCCGGACTAGATTTTTCGGGAGGTGGAACAGGTTTTATGAGCTTATTAGATGGTTTTATTTCTATAAACATCTTTCTTGTTTCTCCGTTGCCTTTATCAACAACACACCAAAAATCTATATAATAGTTTTTTTGTATCCAATTAGTTGGATTATTAGGGTCAAGCCCATACTTCTGACACTCTACAAGTTTAGACACTTTATCAAAGTATTTTACTGCAATCGGTTCACTACTCCACCGCAAAACACTGGGTGAGCTATCACAATATTTTATGAATGAATATTCCCAACTAGATCTGTATATTATCTTAGTTGGATCACCAATGTACTTATCTGGATTAGATATAACAGCATATCCTTGTCGACTTGGCGCGGTACCGCCTTCTTTTTTAGTACCTGATGTATTTGGTCTGTGCCAGGATTTGTAACTATCTGTAGCCATTATATACTGTAAATATTGTTTGAACTATATGATATTCTATTACTGATTGGGAAATTTCCATGAAGTTTTCGCCAAGCTTTACCGAATCCATTTTTTATTATCTGGGTAAAGTATGCAAAGGCATTCTGAGATTTTTCAGGATCATACCCTCGCCAGTACTGATAACAATCCATTACAGCAAATGATATACAATCTTCTTTATCTTCTTCGTATATATATGTAAAACTATTAGAAAACTTTTTTGCCATAAGCATAAACATTAATATAGCTTCGTTAGTAAGCTCATCTTTTTCTTTTGATTTTATTATCTCTTCACGAAGATCCTTATTCTTTACGTGGTGAGGTTTTGCTACCGATTGTATTTTTGCCATTTTGCGTTGTTTATTATTAATATGCAAAAAAGCTTAGTGAGATTCACTAAGCTTTTTTAGTCTGCTAATATTTTACTTATTTTTCAAATAAATATTCGTGATCTTCAATATAATTTAGCCCATCTCTATTTATTCTATATGTTCTTGGAGCTATTCTAGTTGTTCCAATAGATACTGGAGTGTTATTTCTAGCTTGAAAAACAGCTTCCCAATACCCAATTTTTTCTGGATCTAAATTAGGATAGGCCATCTTTTTAATTTTGTTGATTACTTCAGAATCCTTCACCCCTTTGCTTCCGAATGATGCAATAAATTTAAGAGCTACATAATAAAGATAATGATTTACGAAATCATACGAAAATGCTTTCGTATGGTTGTCTTTTATATCATATGTTACCGCTTTTATAAAATCTTCTCTACTTCGAGGAACTATATCTCCGTTTCTATCAAACATACAATCTATACACCGTATTCTTCTCACATTTTTTAGATGTTCTTTATTAAGAATTATTGGAGCATTTTTTACATCTGTCATTCTCACATCAATATGATCAGAATATAAATATCCATCGGAATCTATTCTAGATTGGGTAGAGTCATATCTATAAGATATCTGGTTAGCATCTATTTTTTTCTCTAACCATTTTTTTATTATCGATTCCTTTCCTAACCCAATGACGCCTAATCCTGATTTTTCTATGTTTTGTTTTATCTCATTTAGATGTTCTCTTACTAGTTTCATAAAATTTTCAATTTATTTATATTAAAAAGGCTTAACAATGTTAAGCCTTTTTAAAACTGTGTACGATATTTAAACAGATAATGTTTTTAATTGAGCCAGCGGTAAAGTATCTGATACTTGATCATCTCCTTCTCTTCTTATTATTCTTACAGATGCAGTATCTCCAATAGCTTGAGTATAATCTATTGCATTTATAAGAACGTTTTCGGTAACTTCTTGTGTTGCTTCATCTATTATAACGCCTGGGATGTAATTATCAGGATTTGCAAAATCATTTATGTCTTCTAGTATTCTAACGTTTGTTTTAGACATAACTGATGTTCTTCCTTCTATTATAACGTTGACAAATTGATCATCTCTGCTGTTATCCCAATCACTGTAATTAACAAAACATTCATTAAGCTTAACAGGAACACTGTTCATATATATTCCACATTTAACATACTGTTCTCTTAAAGCTTTCAATGTTTTTTTGTCAAATTTAAATGGAACATCCATTGCATCTGGTTTCTTATTAGTAAGAGTCAGTTCTGTTGGAGCTGCACGGTGACTGCTTCCTTGTACCTGTACTATGAATTTTCCATCCATTTCACCTGTAATGTATCCTTTTTGATTTTTATACATTACAGAATCACCTACATTAATGGCTTCGTTTATCTTTTTTTTTAAATTTATATGAAAAGATTCTTGCACTTTGGATTTTTTAAGAAATAGTTTCTTTTTCGATTTATCGACAGGTTTTGCTTCTCCATCTTCAACTATGGCAGGCTTTGTTTTCAGAGGAGTTTTTTCTAAACTATCGTTTAGATGTTCAGCGTCTTCATCTTCTTCTTCGCCTTCTTCTTTTTTCTTTACTGGTTTTTCTTCACCTTCTTCAGGAGTTTCATCATCTAATCCCAGATCATCTAGTTCAACGTCATCTTCACCTTCAGGGTTTTCACCTTCAGGGTTTTCACCTTCAGGGTTTTCACCTTCAGGGTTTTCACCTTCTTGATCATCATCGTTATTCAATGCTGCTTCAGCTGCATCTGCTGCTGCCTCAACATCATCTACTCCTAGATCTACTCTATCTGTTTCCATGCTTGGGTTGTCGCCAAGAAGTTCAGATTCATCGTTGTCAAAAGTTATTTGAGAAGATGGTTCAACATCTGTATCGCTTTTTATTTCTGTGCCAGATTCTTGACTATCATTAGATTCTTCACCTTTATCTTCACCTCTAGCTAAAGAATCAGCCTGAGGAATAGGAATGGTATATTTAGTCCCATCTACATCTAAATGCAGTGTTATTCCTTCAGAAACATTAGTGTATTTTTCTATTTGGTTGTTATAATCTTTGTATTCGTTTTTAATTTCCGATAGCTCTTCATTAACAGCTGCTATTGCAAGATCAATGACGGTGCTTTTCTGTTGTCTGTTAAGCTCATTAAGTTTAGAATTAAGCTCGTTTATGTAATCAATATACGATTGTTTAGTTTCTGATATTTGTGTTAATATTTTATCTTTATTAGGCAAAATATCTTTAAACGCTTTAGATACATCAAATCTCATGTGTTCCATCATTATCTTTTCTGCTTGAATAGGATTGATGTTCCTATAAAACGTTACTTTATTATTTAATGGATCATAAGTAGTTATGCATATATTTTCTCTTAACTTAAAGATATCTGCAGCGTGTTCTACATTTTCTTTAAGATATACTCTTTTTGCAAAATCAACTTCAACTATTTCATCAAAATTATCTTTTAATAAGTTAGCTAATTTGAAAAATTCTATATTTCCCGCTAAATGAGAAATATCTTCAGCTTCTTTAAACTCGTTAAGACTCATTAGCTTATCGTTAATAGTAATAGAATTCTCATTTATAACAGCCGAATCTTTACCATAAAAAATCTTGATATCTTTCTTAGAGATTTCAACGAATGAATGATTAATTGCTTCGCATATAGATCTAAATTTTGAATCTATCTTAGAAACTTCTGCATTCTTTATTCTGTTTACGTTGTTTCCCTTTTTAACATAGTAGGTTCCTTTTACATTAAATAAAACTTCGTTTTCTCCTAAGTAAATAAGTGGAGAATATATGTTTTCTATATCAGCGTTTGCTGATGCATATTCTAACTGAAGAGCTACAGAATCATCCATTACTAGATTGATGATGTTTCTTACATAATCATCATAGCTAAATTTAACAAGAGTTTCTTTTAGAATGTGTTTAGACTGTTCTGTTTTATCGTTAAGATAGTTATTAACTACATCTTCTATAAGTGGAATAAGATAATTGCTCCTAGAAAGTTTCATCATTTCAATAACCTTTGTTATGTTGACATCGTTGCTGTATACAGCAACAGATTCTTTTATGTTATTGATCTCTTTTTCTACAGCTGGCATCCACGAAAACGTAGTCATACTGTTCACAAATTCTTCATATAAGAGTACTTCTGCTACAGATTGTAACTTGTTTTCAAATAGATTTAACGTTTCAGCTAAAGCGGAATCATACTTGCTTTCGTTTACACGTAAAGAATTTATGGCATTACGTACTCCTATGTTCTTAACAGCATAGATCCTTTTTTGATTGGATATCCATTTTGTTAAGTATTTATCGTCTTTAACAGAAGAAAGTTTCTCGAATAAATTTTCCAACGATATCTTTTCTATTTCATGTTGAGCTTCCGATGATACTCCATTGTATATAGCGGAAGTCAAAGTATTTATAGTTGATTCGCATAATTCTTTTACAGTTGAAGAATTTGAATTCGACTTAAGTTCATTTAATCTATTGATCATAATTATGATGTTTTTTTATTTTATGAAGAATTTTTATTTTATATATTTACGTAAAAAATTAGAATTATACTATTTTCACATTTTTGATGATTCCCTCTACAGAAGGCTTCATAGTGTTACCTATATGTATATCTACATCTTTGTAATCTATTGTACCAGGAAACGTTATATCTGATGCCATCCAAAAACTATCTAGTTTATATCCAACTATGTTTGCAAATATATGATTTGTTGGTGTATACGATATTTGTCCTTGATCATTTTTCATTTCTAACGTTACAGCAATAGATGAATCTCTTGTGGGAGCTATGAATCTGCCTGCATCTATTATTCCGAATGATGTTGAACTGATCAAATTAGTCGATAAATCTGGTATTATAGAAACCAATGGCTGTTTATACACACCAACACTAGCATCTTCTTCGTATATTATAGTGGGTGTTTTGAATTTGGTAAAGTTGTGTGGAACGTTCCACACGTAATACTCATTGTTTAGTACGGATCCTTCTATAAGCGTTAAAGAAGAAGAATCTGGTAAAGACCACGAAGCATTTATCTTATTTATGTAGCCACCTTCATTATTTGTGTTCCATTCTATCCAAAGCGGATAACCCTTTGGAATAGTTATATTATCAGATGGGTTAGTTATTAAAATGTTGCCGTAGCTTTTTTCATCTTGATCATACACGTTATAAGCGAACCCCTTTATTCTGTTGTTAGCTTTCATTTCTGTAGTTTGGTCAAAGACAGGTTGATAAGATTCCACTTCTATATTAAAAGTAAGCTTTATTCTATTATCTGATTCAAACGAATACTGCACATTTTTCGTTATACTATAATCTTCAGAAAACCCAGCAGTAGCGCCAAGTCTCATACCTTTATAGTACATGTAAAAGGTTACAGTTTTGTAAAATGTTTCTCTTATAGACTGTTCTATCTTTAGTGCAGTTATTTGAGTATCCACCCAAAGTTCGCAGTCAAATTTTATAGTAAGTGGTATAGAGTACATGAATGAAACAAACGATTCTAACTTCCCATTTACCATCTTTAGATATCTTGCATTAACAAATCTGTTTGTTATACGGTTAGAATCTATAGAAGACCCTGTGTAAGTGATCACTCCTCTGGGTATCACATCAAAATTACCATCTACTGGTCTTGGAAAGTTACATTCTGCATAGTGAGTGTAAAAATCTTGCATGAATCTTTCATCACCAGATTGATTATAGTACCATGGAATTTTTATTTCTTCTATATCATCATTTGCCCAGGCCTGTTCATACTTGATATCATTGTTCATAACTCCCAATAATCCAGCAATAATTGCTCTAGTTATAATATTTTCGTTATTATATGTGTTAGATAAACTCATTAATATCTTTTATTATATATATCTACACAATTTAATCGCTCACTATTTTTATTCTGGCCATGAATTCTGATGGAAATGATTTTCTGCTATTATGAATGAGGTCAGCTAAAGATGCATCTAATATGTATGTGACGGCATAATCGGTTTCATGACGAACACTTCTTCCTGTACCTTGTAAGATGTTTATTATTGCTGTCCAACGATACCACGCAGGATTTAGTTGCATCTTAACTTTTACGAATTTATCTGATAAACTTAAATATGGTACTTTTGCAAATATCTGAAACCTGCTTATATTATCTTTTAAATCTAATCCTTCTATAAGACTTGGTCCTAAAAGTACTTTTGAATTGTCGCGTTTTAATATCTCTAATACTTGTTTCTTCTCTTGAGTTCCACTATAAACTAACATTCTCTTTTTATTTCTAGGACTTAATCCTTCCATTATCTTCATTGTTAAACTATAAGAAGCACTGTGGATAATACCGTTTTCGGTAGGGTGTTTATCTAAAATGTTATTTATAGTAGAACAAAGCCAAGGTAGATTAGCTTCTATTTGAGTATAACTCATTTTGCGCTTATTGTAAAAATAAATAGGTGACTTATCAAAGTTAAATGTGGATGCGACTTTGATGTATTTAGCGCCTGGCAAAGATATGCTTCGAAGATAATCTAGTGGATCTGCAAATGTTGCGCTCATTAAAATAGTAAATCCAGTCCATTGATGAAAGTATTTTTTCATCATATAAGATTCTTCTAGACAGTTAAAGACTATTTCCGTATCACTTGATGGATTTTTTATTATATTTCTAGTTGAAGTTTGTTCTATTATATCACAATAGTCTTCTAATTTACAATGAAAATCTTTTACCCATTCACATATATTTAGAGCTTCTCTCCATTCTTTTGGTGGAGTATCTTTAGGATAGTTAATTTTTATTGATTCTTTAAGTTTTTCATACGACGGTATGTAACTTTCTACATTTTCTTCTATACGCGATAAAATCTCGTGCAATCTATCTTGATTATCTTCTGCATATAGTATCTTTACATCTACTATGATAGATTGTAGAATAGCAGAATAATTTTTCATGTGATGAATTATAAAGAAATTAGTAAGTTTTTCTAATTTTTCTTTAAGGTTTTTATCAAATCTAGGAGCGTAATGATTTTGAATTATATCAAGTATTTTGTGAGCTTCATCACAAAAAGTAAAATCTCTTTTTGGAAAAAATTGTTCATCAGAGTGTTGGTTAGCGTAATTTTGCATTATAAGCCAATACGCATAATTTAACAAAGATGTAGAACTTTTAGATGCTCTATCTCTAGCGCCAAAGTATGGACATTCATCATAACAGTGCATAGATTTTGGAGATTTACTTCGTATTCTGCACGTACCAAGTGAATTTTTTTCCAGATTATCTATGCACATGTAATTATCTATACCTTTGACACTTCCATATCCCAAGCTTATTTTGTGTAGATCTTTTTCATACTGTTCTTGCAGAGCTATATCGGATGCTAATATGTATCCCTTTTTCCCAATCTGATTAAGTATCCATGAAGAACATAAAGCTATGATTGATTTACCTGAACCCACAGGTGCATCTAATATGACGACGTTATTAGTTTTGTTGACATATGTTTCTATTATGGAGATTATAGCATCTTTTTGGCCTTTTCTCCAAACCCATTTTTCATCTAAGAAAACCGTTCTAAATTCTTCTATTTTATTTTCTATGCTAGTTCTATCCATTAAATGCTTTTTACACAATAATTTATGTGGTTTATCGTTAAATATAATATAAAAAAAGCAACGAAAGTTTTCACTCGTTGCTTTTTTGTTTAAAACTTTTAAAATTTTACAGATTTAACGATTCGGACGTATACTTAGTCTGTCTAACTTTTATATTATTGGGCGAATCCCATGCAGTTTTATCAGATCCAAACCCAGCTAAAACCGGGTGTTTCTTTTTAATTGCTTCTTTTTCTATTGGAGACATAATGTGTTTTTGTTTCATTTCTTCTTCAGATCTAGAAAACCCACCATCATATTTATCTATGGGCACAAATTCTTGAGAATTTTTAGATGGATGCCAAGTTCCCCAAGAAGCTGTGTTATTGTAGTTTAAAGGAACTTCAACTCTCCAAGAATTATCAAAATGTATAGATGTTTCTTCTTCTATATCGTTAAGAATTTGTTGTAACACCTTTTTGTTTTCTGGAAATTCCCAAAACGATATAATTTTAAGAGAAGTATATACTCGTCCAGCATACTTTCCTCTTCCTTCTCTTGATTTTGCTAGTTCATCTGTTCCATTGTATTGTTTGTATAAATCTAAGTGAGTCGATCTTCCAGAACCAATATACATCATACCACCATAATAACTAAACGCTAAACTTCTTACTTGTGTCCAATCCACTACAGTTCCTACTTTGTCATAATACACCGCATTAGGATTTTCAAATAACACAGGATAAAAAGAATTGTTAGTCTTCATACACGTTAGAATAATGTATTTTTTTAACACCATCTTTAGATTTAAAAAGGAAAAAACCGTTAGAAAGTTTGCCTAAGACTATTCCTTTATCATCTTTATTAGATTTCGGATCGTGAAATTTAAATTTAACTCTATTAAATTCGGGAGAAAGCAATTGATTAGATAAAGCTGTTTCCACACTTTCATCAGAAATTTCTTCTTCATCATCTGATTCTGGATCATCTTCCATATCAATTTTTTCTACATCAATTTCATCAAAATCTTTGTCCTCATCAAAATCATCTTCATTATCTGATTCATCTTCATCATCAAAATCGTCTTCATCATCTGATTCATCTTCATCATCTCCAACAAAATCTCTTTCATATTGATGAGGATCTTCCATATCGCTATAATTTTTTATATAAGAAATATCATCTTCTTTAATTTCTTCATCTTCATCTTCATCTTCATAATTTTCGATATCTATAATTTCTTCATCTTCGTCACTTTCTATTTCATCTTCATCGCCGAATGTAAAATCAGTGTTAGAATCTTCTTCGTCATCTGTTTCTTCAAATTCGTCATCTGTTTCTTCAAATTCGTCATCTGTTTCTTCAAATTCGTCATCTGTTTCTTCAAATTCGTCATCTGTTTCTTCAAATTCGTCATCTGTTTCTTC